GAAGAAACAGAAGACTTTGACTACAAAAAATCATGGTCAGACACTACTGTGACACTGGCAAGCGCTAATTTTGCGAATAAATATGTTAAAAAATTCAACGAACCAGGAGCAGTGACATAATGACCGCCTACGAGGAATTCAAAAAAAGAAGACAAATGCAATTACAAAATGGGGCAAAGGTATTGCCAACCGACTTGTTGGATAAGTCAAATTACACAACAGACGAAATTGCCAGTACTAGAATGCAGATTTGCGAAGCGTGCCCAAAATTAATTAAGTTGACAAAACAATGCAAAGAGTGTGGCTGCTTCATGTCATTAAAGACAAAACTCAATACTGCAGTTTGCCCACTAAACAAGTGGTGATAGTGGAATGCGGTTCCATACATGCTTTTACACATCGACTCTTTTCTAACTGAAGACGAAAGACTTGAGTTGCTCTGCACCGCATATTCTGCGAGTAGCAGTGATTGGTCAATACAAAATGGTGGTGGGGAATATTGGGTTGGCAATAGATTCCCATTTCAATCACCAATATTTGATTTGTTAAATGAGCGAATTAAATTATATTTTGATGATTATGATTTTATAAGCCCATTTTGTGGAATACAAAGAATCTCCCAGGGTGGTGGAATGGGAGAACACACTGACAACTATCAGAAGACATGCAGATTCGGATGCGTTGTATATCTGAATGATAACTTTGAGGGTGGGGACCTCGTGTACCCGCGTCTTAACACTGTTTGGCGACCATCTGCATCACAATTGGTTGTTCATGCCGGTGATGAGCCACACCTGGTCAGCACTGTTTCTAGTGGAACTAGGTATATGTTGACATGTTTTGTTTATGGCAGCGAAACAAAAAACCCATCAGTTAATTATGAATTACAGCACCAGAATTGAGCTAACCCCCTCTGGGTATTGGGGTGATTCTGTGGACAATATACACATTTTTGAAAATTTACTACCGACCGATGAGCTCGCAGAATTGCTTCGCTATGCAAAGTGTAATGACGATTGGTCTGCCGTATACGGCCATCATCAATGGTCCGACAGGGTACATAGAGATTTTACTGAGCCTATAGCGAAGAACATTTACGAAAATCTATATATCAAAACGAAAAACATACTTCAAACTACGTTTGACATTTTGGCCGACTCAACTGGAGCTCAGCTAAATAGATGGCAAGTTGGTGATGAGCAAGCACCACATGCCGATAAACAGGAACTTGATGGAAGCAAAAACTGTTGTCCAACATACGACCTATCGTCAGTATTTTATCTCAATAATGATTTCAAAGGAGGAGAAATATTTTTCCCGATTCAATCATTCACAGCAAAACCAGTCAGAAACATGCTGATAATTTTCCCCGGCGACATAAACTTTATCCATGGAGTCAATACGGTTACCGATGGGATAAGATACACAGTGTCCACGTTCTGGACAGTGACAGGAATTCGGAGTGTTTTGTGAATCAAGAAGAGCTTTATCCAAAAATAGTTGTCTTCCGTGACACAATTGGGGACTCGAAAAATTTTGAATCGCTATTAGCGGACGGTTCCCCGCATGTTCACCCCTGGACCGATTGGTACAATCTCGGCAAAGAAACCCACTTTATCGGATATCCAAATTTCTTTTCTACATCATTTCCAACAAAACACGAATGGGAATCAAATTATTCAATAATATCAAATAACCCAGTAGCAATGGAAACTGCATCAATTTTTTATGAAACTACTAATCAGTATGTATCCAAATATGGAATTGAAATTCCCAATTGGTCGCACTATGGCCCATTCTTGCTGACTCATTCTGCAAAACCAATAGACGGAACGCTTGCTATGCAGTATCACACGGATTTCAAAATGGCCGAAACACACAACCCAGGTTATAAATTTTGGATAACCTGCCTACTTTATGTAAATGATGATTACCAGGGTGGAGAAATAGCTTTTAAGGTATTCGCAGATGAAAATAACATTTCTGAAAATGACCCATTTGTCCATTTTAAATACAAACCTCGGGCAGGCGATATGCTGATTCTCCCGGCACATCACCCGTATTACCACGGTGTATGCAAAACACTCTCTAGCCGTAAGTTATTCATACGCATGTTCTGGGGATACGAGTATGACGGTAGCGATAGTTGGAAAGCAAACGAAACCAAATACGGCAAAGATATTTGGGGCGAAATGGAGAAGGACAGGCTTGCTCGCGAATTCAAAGAATCAAAATGGATGATGGGCGCAGTTGAAGAAACTGGAAATTTAATCCCGAACTGGAATATGTGATGGACTTTGTTAACCTAGGACCACCAGAACTGGGGATAAGAATTTATAAATCCACACTCGGCCCAGACTCATCAGAACTACTAAATCAGTGCCTTACCGATGAGCAGTCGTGCAATAAATGGTCGCTTGCGCTTGTTGGATACGAGCAGGTACCAGACGAAAGTTACAGAAATTGTCAAGATTTTAAAATGGGAACAAATGAAATCCCATATGTGCAGGACAAAATTGTCTCAGTTTATGAAGAAACAATTAGTCAAGTTAGAGGTTGCGTTGAAGATTATTCTCGGTCATACGGCATAAGTATGAATTATATGGAAGCAGTAAATTTTGTAAAATACAAACAGGGAACTCATTTTTCTTACCACTCAGACCATGCGCATCATTATGTGTGCACCATCTCAACAATCGCTTATTACAACGATAATTACGAAGGTGGAGAATTATCTTTCGATAAGTTGAACCTCAAACTCAAGCCAACCGCTGGGGATGTTATTGTTTTCCCGTCAACATTTATTTATTCCCACGCAAGCCTGCCAGTGATTACGGGAACCAAGTATGCTGCGGTAACCATGTTTGATTACAATAATGAATACAGCAGCTTTAGGAGAAGTCTCCTAAAGGGTCAAATAATTAATCGGGGTTAACAATAAAATGAAAACAATTGCACAAAAAGAAGATTTTCTGAGCCCTGATGAGTGCGACCTATTAATTTTGATGGCCGAATGCCAAAATGATTGGGACAATTATCCTGGTTCATTTCTTGATGAAAGAATTATAGATTTTTTTACCACGCTTCAACATCGCCGCTGTTCTTCCGTTCAATCACATAGACTATGTTTGCAGATTTTTCGTAAAATGCAGGATTATGTTTCTAAATTTATTGGCCATGATGTAAATGTAGAATTCATGGCGATTCTGCGTATTGAACCAGGAGCTCAACAGCCTATGTTTAAATATTTCGCAACAGAAATTGGCCGAGTTGCAGAAAGCGTAGTTTTTTTGAATGACGATTTTGATGGTGGTGAGGCCTTGTATCCAGATTTTGGAAAAATTGTAACGCCCAAAACCGGCTCAATTTATGTGGCTAAAACGGAAAACGAGCATTCACATGGCGTGAGTCCTGTTTCTGGCTCAACACGTTATTCAATTATCTCCGGATGGACAAATAAGCCATTAACCGGAGAACTAGACGAGAGGCTTAAAAAATTGGAGGATTATGTTATTGAATTTGGTCAAGAAGAGGCCCCAGTAGTCGGCTGAATTTATCAATTCTGGGGGCTTGCCTGTCTGCGTTTGTTTCTGCAGAGTGTGGCATTGTTTTTTTCTTAGATGTAATGTTTTAAACCGAATGCCAGCCATCACCCCAAAGGGTGAGAAGTTTTTTGAAATAAGCGTCGTAGCGCAGTGCCACGGTTTTTGGCCCCTAAACCTTCATGTCCATAATTTCACGAAATACAGAAAGCCATTTATTGCTCATTGAAGTCATTGAGTATTTATCTTTAACAATGCCGTAGTTATTTTGTGCTTCTTCAAAGCGCAATTTGTATTCCTGAAGTTCATCAAGATGTTTAATCCATTCTTCTGCTGTAGTTGCGATTCGTCCCACTCCGTTTTTTGCAAGCAACCTGTATTCCGGTAGGTCAGAAGCAACAAAAGGGATACCCGCTGCAGCGTATTCAAGACCCTTTAGATACGACTTGGCGTGATTGAATGGTAGGTCATTCAGTGGGACGATTCCGATGTCTATCTTTTGCAACATTTGTGGAAGATTGGTTATTGGTTGCATTGGCTCAAGACACACAATACTTGGGTCAACCTGCATCAATTCTGCTACGCTGTGCGCGTTCTGGATGTGCCCTGCATGATGGAATGTGAGATGCCGCGACTTTAGGTAGTCATTCATGAATGGCGCCAATTGCTCAAGGTCATTTGCTCTCCACGGTGTGGCACCGCACCACCCGATGACTGGGAGTTTGGGCTGCATTTTCCGCTGCGGCCAGCGAGCAATATCGATTGAATTCCTGACCATAAAGACGGGCTTTGATGGGTACCGCGCTGAATACTGGTCATATAGAAATTGGGTTGAGCAAATAATGGCATGAGCCATGTCGATTATTTCAAAATAAATATCTCGGTTATTGTCGGGGTTTTTTTCGGGGTCAGTCGTCTGTTTTGCCCTATTTGTATCAGGAAGGTCGTCAAACCAGTCATCAATGTCAACAACTATTTTTTTACCAGCCCGCATTTCTGCTTCGACAATTTCTTTTGTTTTACGGTTCATGACAACTTTTAAAACGATGATGTCATGTCCAGAAATCATTCCCTGTTGCTTGTAAAACGGTGGGGTTAGATATATGGCAAGACGGCCCTGTTCGGTAGAAGAAGCCATTCCGACATGCGCAGAGTAACCAGCGGAATTGAGGATTGATGCCGGTACTGCACAGCGGTACCACGTGCACCCGTTTGGGATATTGACCTCATTGACACGAGACCAGTCCTGGGAGACAAAACCGACTGAAAACTTGGACGCGCCCATAAGCGTAATGCGACTATACTACCAGGCATGGAAATAATCGTATCTGGAAGCACACCAAATCCCATCCAAAAACAAAATACAGCCGGAAAACGGTATGCATTTCTATCTGGATTGCCACGCTCTGGAAGCACCCTACTAGGGTCGCTCCTTAATCAAAACCCAGAGGTTCACTCTGGTCCTAATTCACCCATTTGCGGAATGATGTGGCACTTGGAACAAAGCATCATTGTCAGCGAGCCGTGGACCGCGTATCCGAAACCAGATGTCCTGCCAGGCGTGGTGCGAGGTGTGCTTGAAGCATTCTACGCAGACACCGACTGCAAACTCGTCATAGACAAAAATCGTGAATGGGCAATGCCTCAGAACTTTGAACTCCTTCAGAGGAACATGCCATACGAGCCACGAATCATCGTGACGGTTAGGTCAATAGTCGAGATACTTGCATCCTTCATTAATCTTGTCCATGAGAATGAGGGCAGAGTTTCTTTTATTGACAAAGAAATTGAAGCGCACAAAAGCGCTCATTTCTACAAGCACCCAGACGAGGTGCGCTGTTCAAGCCTGATGCGCCCACAGGGACCAATCGACAACGCTCTTTATGGCGTGATGTTTGCCTGTCAGCCAGAGAACAGAAGGTTCTTCCATTTCGTTGAGTACGACAGTCTGGTATCCAACACAGAAGAAGTGATGAATGGGATTTATGACTTCCTGGAGATGGATAGGTTTGAGCATGACCTTTCTTCAATCCATAATAAGTTTCATGAAAATGACGCCATCTATGGCCTCAAGGGAATGCATGATGTCGGTCAGAATATTTCTCGCAGCAATGTAGACATCGCAAAGGTTTTACCTCAATCGGTAATATTCCAATATGCAAATATGGAATTCTGGAGAAACCGTGGAATCTAATAAAGTTGATGTAGTTATTGCTACTCCAGGTCGCTCAATGGAAGCGGCCTATGTGCGGAGTCTTGTTGAGACAATCCATGTTCTAGAACAAAAGGGCATTACTTGGAAATTCTCAAATAGGTACTCTCCAAGAGTTGCGTCTGCCCGTGAAGCAACAACAATGGATTCCGATTACCTTGATGCATTTAACCGCGCTCCGCTCCGTGGAGAAGTTGAGTACGGAAAGATTTTCTGGATAGATTCAGACATCTCTTGGACTCCATCAGACTTTCTAGCGCTGTATGAATCTGACAAGAATATTGTGTCTGGCGTATATCTAAGCGATAGGGGCGTACATATGTTCGCGGCGCTGGACAAGAGTTCAGACCCCAAAAAACTGCTGAATACGTTTGACCCAGTAGAAGTCGGCGCTGTTGGCTTTGGGTTTGTATGTGTGAAGCAGGGCGTATTTGAGGATATGCCAAGGCCGTGGTTTGTTGAAAAGTTTGAAAAGGTTGTTGACGAACAGACTGGCAAGGATATGTTTGTTCCATACGGAGAAGACTTCTCTTGGTGCATATCTGCCAGAGAGTGTGGCTTTTCTATTTATATTGACCCAACCGTAAATGTGTCTCACCATAAGAAAGTTGTAATAAAGC